AACTTGATGGGTTGCTGGCCTCGCCCACCTGCCCGATTCGGCGTCGCATAATGCGCAGGGAAGGCGCGCGGGCGCGAGGCAAATCGGCTGGTCGGCTCGGATTCCCTACGGGAATCCCCTGCGCGTGCGCTAGACCGCCGGACTGGCCCACCCCACCCCCCTACGGGGGGTGCCGGTGCAATCTATATCTAGGTATAGATATCAAGGGCCGATACAGAGTGGATATAACTCTGGCTGCTGTATGCGCCTAAGGGACTTAGTACCATCCCCAGCCTGAGGGGCTGGGGATGAGACTTAGTACCCCCTCTCCCTCCCGTAGTAAAGCCTGTTTGTCCCACAGTTATTACAGATATCTGCTATGTTTTTTACAGATGACCGAATGGGACACATACGCCTACAGGTGATGACCTATGGACACGACCGTAGAAGTGCAGAAACGAACCATCGCTTTAGGAGCCGGACTTTGGGTTCGCCGCTACGCGGTCGTTCAGGACGGACGGGTCAAAGAGATGTTCGTGGAACGAGAGGACGCTGACAGGTTCATGGAAACGATCAGACGCAACTGGGAGGAAAAAGAGTAATGCCTCAGAATGGTGGCGGTACCGGCTGGGTTTGGGACGAAGAGTCAGGCAACAAAGTCATGCCTGCTCGCTGGCAGGACTTTTTGGACTGGCTTCTTCGCGGCCCGGAACGGCAACCACGAACGCAACGCGAGTGGGCAGCCGAAAACGACATGCACGAAGATTCGCTACGCCGCATCAAACGCGACCACCGGTTCATCAAGGAATGGGATAGTCGCGCTGCGGAACTGAACATCAACCCGGAACGGGTTCAGAGCGTGATCGACTCGCTCTGGCAGAGGGCTTCCGATGGCGATGTGAAGGCTGCGAATCTGTATTTGCAGTACATTGAGAAGTTCACTCCGCGCCGGAAGGTTGTGGTGGAGGATGAGCGGGACATCGCGGGCTTTAGTGATGAGGAGTTGGCTTCCGCTTTGGAGGCTGAGGTGATTGAACTAAGGATGGTGGAGAGTGCCTAAACAGTTGGACCCCGGACGGAAGCGCTACGCGAGAAGGTTGTCGAACCGTCTGGGGTTGCGAACGGAGATTCATCAGACAGAAGCAAGGAACGTGAGGAAGGCTAAAGGGTTCAAACAACAGCAAGTTTCCACGCCCAAGACCCAGAAGGTGAAGCCAAAGGCTGCTGCTAAGCGAGGTCCAAAGAAGGGCCATCAGAAAGACCCCGGCCAGAAAAGCAACATGGCGCGGCACAGGAAGTTGACGGACTAATGCCTAGAGTCGGTAATAAGCATTATTCGTATACCGCGAAGGGTAAGGCTGCTGCTAAGGCTGCCGCTAAGCGCACCGGTAAGAAGGTTACTCATGCTAAGAAGCGTAAGTAATGCCGGGGCATGTCCTGTCGGAAGGCAGGTGGGTTCCGTATTACGACCGTGAAGAGTCGTTGGGGGAGAATCCGTCGTTGGACCCGTTTTCCGATGAGGAACCTTTGGAGTGCGGTTTGGAAACCCCTGAGGTGTGCGAGTCCTGCCAGTGAGGTGGGCGGTTCCTACTGCGGTAGTGGTGGTGTTTATGTCTATCGCCTTTTTGGTTTGGGGTTTGGGTCGGATGTTACAGTCGTTGTTCGGTTAGATGAGCCGGGTCACTAAGTTCGTTGTGGCTGTCACGGGTTTGTTGGTCGCTATCGGTACTTTAATTGGGACGATCAGCATGAATCTTGGGCGGTCGTCTAAGCCGGATGGGGTTACTATCATTTTGAACACCCCTGAGGCTTATGAAGCCTTTCTTGCGGATCATCCTGCGGGATGAGCCGGGTCAGCGAACTTCGTCAGGAGGCGGAATGGCGCAAGTGTGTACGCGATGAGTCGTACTTCTTACGTATGTATTGGCATATTGCTCATCCTGCTCATGGTCGAATACTGTTTGATCTTCGGGACGCCCAGTCTGAGGCTTTGAAGCGGTGGGGTGCTAACCGTTATTCGTTGACGTTGAAGGCCCGTCAGATCGGGTGGACGACGTTGATCGCTGCTCACCAGTTTTGGCTCGCGTTTTTTCGTGACGATCAGAACATTATTGATTTGTCGCGTACAGAGCGGGAGGCTGTGCTGTTGTTGCGCAAAACGAAGTACGGCTTTAAGCATTTGCCGTTGTGGATGTTGGAGCGTGGCCCTGAGTCGCTGGTTGAACATCAGCAGAAGATGGGGTTTTCTAATGGTAGCCAGATTACTTCGATGCCTTCAGCATCCGATCCTGCTCGCGGTGAGTCGGCTTCGTTGGTTGTGGTTGACGAATGGGCGTTCCTTCCGAATCCTGAGGAAGCGTGGGCTTCTATAGAGCCTGTGGCTGATGTGGGTGGTCGGATTATTGGTTTGTCTACGGCGAATGGTTCCGGCAACTTTTTTCACCAGTTGTGGAATGGTGCGATCACGGGGAACAACAAGTTTGATGCTATGTTTTTTCCGTGGTCTGCGTCTGAGGACCGGGATGAGTCGTGGTATGAGGGTAAATGCAAGTCGATGTTGCCGTGGCAACTCGCGCAGGAGTATCCGTCCAGTCCCGAAGAGGCATTTGTTCGTTCTGGGAACCCTGTATTTGATCTTGACATTCTTGATGGTATGTCTGTGCATTTACGCGAGGGTGAGCGAGGCTATCTTCACGAACTTCAGAAGAATGTTTTGGAGTTCCGATGCTGACCGTGTGGGAGCGCCCTAAGCGTTGGAGTGGTTATGCGCTTGGTGTTGATACTGCGGAGGGTTTAGGGCACGGCGACTATTCGTGTGTTCAGGTTATTGATGTGAAGGAATGCGAGCAGGTCGCTGTTTGGCATGGTCGTATTCCGCCTGACGAGTTGGCTTATGAGGTTTACAACATTGGGATCTGGTATGGGAACGCTTTGTGTTGCGTGGAGTCCAATAACCACGGGTTGACGACGATTACGCAGTTACGCCAGTTGGGTTATCCGAACCTGTTCCGTAAGCGTTCGTTGAATAATGAAACGAATCGGATGTCTCAGGAGTTTGGGTGGAAAACGACGCGTACGTCTAAACCGTTGATGATTGACGATTTGGGTATGGCGTTGAAGAACGAAGAGTTGGTGTTGCGGTGTAAGGACACGTTGGCTGAGTTGCGGACTTTTGTTCGCAATGATCGGGGTTCGATGTCGGGTTCGCCGTATGACGACCGGGTGATGGCGTTGGCTTTGGCTAACCAGATGCGCAAGTATGCGTTTATACCGGAGTATGTTCAGAAGGTGGATGACACGTTTACGTTTGATTGGTGGCGTCGGCAGGTTCCCACGGGGGTTCCTGATGCTGATACCATCGGTTTGAACACTTTGCGTGGGACACCTTAAGCATTTGTTTAGGACATAGCCGACGAAATGGAGCGTCCTACATGAGTAAGCCAAACAAGTACAATGCTTCCGGGATGGGTGCCAACCCTAAGTTGAACACCGCCCAGTTGTACAACGGCCCCGTTCAGACGAACGGTTCACAGTCCGGCAAGGTTCGCCTTGAGGGTGAAGGGTCGCGGTATATCGGCAATGAGCGCACACCGCGCACGACGCCGTTCAACCAGCATGGCGCAACAGGCAAGGTTGAGCCTGCGTCTGTGCAGCCGAAGAGCGCTAACCACCCGAGTTGATTCTTCCTTCTGACGCCACATACGCAGAGTTCCGCGAGTACGTGGAGGATTTGCGTGGTCCCCTTTCCTGCGCGGAAATGGACGACTTGTGGGATTGGCGGCAGAAACTCTTAGGGGTGCGGGTGGTGACTGGACGGGGGTACCGGGAACGGTGCGTCCCTCAGGACGAGCAGCACCTCACCCTGCGTGAGCGGGAAAAGAAGGTTATTGCCGAGGCGCAGGCGGCAGGACGAACCATTGAGAGGGCACCTGCCTAATGGCGCGAGAAACAAAAGCCGAACGGTTCGCCAAGGTTAAGGAACGCATCGATAAAACCCACCGTTGGCGGGTCGATGAGGGCTACGACCAGTTGTGGCGGCGCATGATTGACATGTACCGTGGCAAAACCTATTTCGGTGACCGTGGCGGATACGCCGGTAACGTCGGCTACGACCGGGTTTCTGTCAATCTTGCGTTCAGCACGATCAACGTCATCGCTCCTTCAGTAGCAGTAAACCATCCGAAGATCACGGTTACTGCGAACAAGGAGGGTGACGAGGATCGCGCCGTGTTCGTGGAAGCGGTCATCAACTATTTGTGGCGGCACCACGACTACCGGAAGCCTTTCCGCAGGGCGGTAAAGGACTTCCTGATCGTTGGGCACGGCTGGCTCAAAGTCGGATGGCGTTTTGTAGAAGAAGAGCGTCCGTTGTCGGCTGGTGAACAGGACTTGGAGATCGCTACCGCTGCGATGGAGGTTCAGGATTTCGCTTACGCGAATCCGGCGATGGCTGCGGATCTTCCTTCCGATGAGGACATTGTGGCCGGGGTTCCGGCTACCGCTATGGAGATTGTGGAAGATCAGGCGTTTGTGGAGCGGATCAGTCCGTTCGACATGCTGGTGGACCCGGAGGCAACCTGCTTGGAGGACGCCAAATGGGTTGTTCAACGCATTGTGCGACCTTTGGCAGAGGTCAAGAAGGACAAACGGTTCAAGGGAAGTGTCCGCAGGCAACTTACCGCTGATGCCGGGGTGCGTTACCGGTGGGATAATGACACAGAGCGGGAACAGTACGCTGACTTAGCGGAACGTGTCAGCATCTACGAGTATTACGACATTGATCGGGGAACCTTGTCGGTGTGCGCCAGTTCGGGCGACGACTACCTGTTGGACCCCACACCAATGCCGTATGCGTTTGGGCATCCATTTGTGATGCTTCGCAACTACGACGTTCCCGACACGTTTTATCCGATGGGCGACTTGTCGCAAATCGAATCGTTGCAGGAAGAACTAAACAAGACGCGTACACAGATGGTGAACCACCGGAAGCGTTACGCCCGCAAGTACCTGTATCACGAACGGTCGTTTGGCCCGGAGGGCCGGGAGGCTTTGGAATCCGACGAAGATGGTCGGTTTGTTCCGGTCATTGATGAGAACAGGGATCTAGCCAGTGTGGTAGCACCGCTGCCGCAGACTCCCCTGTCGCCGGAAATCTATCAACAGTCTCAGATTATTGAGGCCGACATCAACACGGTTTCAGGTGTATCTGAATACTCGCGTGGTCAGATGCCAGAGGTTCGACGTACTGCTACAGAGGCGAGCATTATCGCGGACGCTGGCAATGCCCGAGCAGCAGACAAACTTGCCACCGTGGAACTCGTTGTAAGTACCGTGGCCCGTATGGTCATGCAAC